AGATGTTCCGCCAGTTGATCAGTTTGAGTCTCCTGAAGCCTACGCAGATGCGTTGGCGTACAAGAAGGCCGAAGAACTGATTGCCTTGCGAGACCAGCAAAAGGCACAGGCAGCGATTGCTGACGCTTATCACGACAGAGAAGAAGAAGCCCGGAACAAGTACGACGACTTTGAACAAGTCGCCTACAACCCGAGCGTCCGAATCACTGACGTGATGGCTGAGACGATCCGCGCTTCTGATGTTGGCCCTGATGTAGCGTACTACCTCGGAGCTAACCCCAAAGAAGCGGACCGTATCTCGCGCCTGTCGCCGTTCTTGCAGGCAAAAGAAATTGGGAAGATTGAGGTCAGATTGACCGACAATCCGCCCGTCAAACGAACCACATCTGCGCCAGCACCCATCACACCTGTAACGGCCCGTGGCAGCAACAACAACCCGTCATTTGACACGACTGACCCGCGTTCCATCAAGAACATGAGTACGTCGGAGTGGATTGAAGCTGAACGAGCCCGACAGATGCGAAAGATGCAGGCACAAGCAAACCGCTAAGACTTGAAAGGAGCCCGTTGTGGCCAATAGTATTCTGACCATTGACATGATCACCAGGAAGGCCCTGGAGATCCTGGAAAACAACCTGGTGCTCACGCGCAACGTGAACCGCCAGTACGACGACAGCTTCGCTGTCGAAGGGGCCAAGATCGGCTCCACGCTGCGCATTCGCCTGCCGGACCGCGCTCTGGTGACTGACGGTGCCGCTCTGCAAGTGCAGGACGACAACGAGCAGCACACCACGCTGACCGTCAACAACCAGAAGCACATCGGCGTGAACTTCACGTCCGCTGAGCTGACGATGCAATTGGATGACTTTGCTGATCGTGTGCTGAAGCCTCGTATCAGCCAGTTGGCCTCCAGCATCGACGCTGACGTTGCCAACGCCTTCCGCACCATCGGTAACTCCGTGGGTACTCCCGGCACCACGCCGGCCACCTCGCTGGTTCTGCTGCAAGCCCAGCAGAAGCTCAACGAGAACGCCGCTGTGATGTCGCCTCGCTACGCTACCGTCAACCCGGCTGCCAACGCCGGTCTGGTGGAAGGCATGAAGGGCTTGTTCAACCCGACCGACACCATCAGCAAGCAGTTCAAGAACGGCATGATGGGTACGGGCGTGTTGGGCTTCGACGAGATCAACATGTCTCAGTCGATCAAGCAGTTCACGACCGGCACTCGCGGCGCTACTGGCAACACCACCTCCGCAGCGGTTACCGTTGAAGGCGCGGCAGCCATCGCGCTGACCGTGGCCTCTGGCGTCACGATCAAGGCTGGTGACGTGTTCACTGTGGCTGACTGTTTTGCGGTGAACCCGCAGACCCGTGAGTCCACCGGTTCGCTGTTCCAGTTCGTGGTTCTGGCTGACGTCACTGCCAGCGGCACCGCCGTTACCGTGACTGTGGCCCCCATGTACTCGGCCAACCACGCTCTGGCCACCGTGAACGCTCTGCCTGGCAACAGCAAGGCTGTGGTGTTCGTGGGTGCTGCCTCTACGCAGTACGCTCAGAACTTGGTGTACCACAAGGATGCCATCACGTTCGCCACCGCTGACCTGCTCCTGCCGCAAGGCGTGGACATGGCTGCGCGTGCCGTTCACAATGGCATCAGCCTGCGCGTCGTGCGTCAGTACGACATCAACAACGACCGCATGCCTTGCCGGATTGACGTGCTGTACGGTTACAGCACCATTCGTCCGCAGATGGCCTGCCGTCTCTGGGGCTGATGACAATGGGGGCTACGGCCCCCAGTCTTACAACTGAACACTGAAAGGAAACTCAATCATGGCACTCCCTAATGGCGGCGGCGGCTATCAAGTCGGCGACGGCAACCTCAACGAACCGCTGATCGACGCGATCCCTGATCCGGTTACGGCTACCACCACGACCACTTTCACTGCCGCTCAAGTTCTGAACGGCCTGATTCTGGTCAACAGCGGCATCACGGCCAACGTGGCGTACACGCTGCCGACCGTGGCGGATCTGGAAGCTGTGCTGATCAACTCGGACAAAGTGGGCACCTCGTTCACTTTCCGCGTGGTCAACCTCGGCACGTCTTCGGGCACCGCAACGATCACGACCAACACTGGTTGGACGATCACCGGCTCGCTGACGATGGCGATTCCCATCACCACCGGCGCGATGATGATTGCTCGCAAGAGCGCTGCTGGCGCTTGGACGCTGTACCGCGTGGCCTGATGCACAGCGCGGCCTTCGGGCCGCGCATTTTTGAAAGGGTCAATCATGCCTAATACCAAGGCTGTCGGTGTTGCGTACAGCGACCCCGAGTTTGAAAGCGTTACCGTTACTGGCGCCATCACTGGCGCTTCGGTTTCGGTCACGGGCGTGCTTAACGGCACGCAACTGGATCTGAACGCGCCCGTCATCAAGACGGCTTCGTTCACGTTGGCGGACAACGAAAACTTTGTTGTCTGTAACGGCGCGGGCAGCATCACCGTCACGTTCCCCACCGCTTCGGCCAATACTGGCCGCGTGGTGTGGATCAAGACGATTGCTGCTCAGACCGTCGTGTCTGCGTCGTCCAACGTCAAGCCTATCAGCACCAACACCGCAGGCACCGCAATTCTTGCGGGTTCGGCGGGTGCTTGGGCCATGTTGGTGTGCGATGGCACCGACTGGGTTGTGATGGCTTCGTAATCCAAAGGGGGCTACGGCCCCCTTCTTCTATGACTGTCATTTACCTCACGCACCCGCTTCACGGCGCCAAAGTGGCGACGTTGGAAATGGAAGCCGAAGCCGACGAACGCAACGGGTGGGCGCGGTATACTCCGGGGCAAGACGATGATGTCGAACCGGTGCTTGCGGTCAACGCTTTGACCGAGCGCCCTCGCCGCCGTAGGGAGGTTGTCCATGTCCACCACAGCGGGTGATCAAATCAATCGCGCCCTGCGTCTGCTGGGCGTTTTAGCAGAAGGTGAAACGTCTTCTGCAGCCGTCTCGCAAGATTCGCTGACGGCGCTGAATCAGATGATTGAGTCGTGGAACACAGAGCGGTTATCTGTGTTTAGCACTCAAGATCAAGTGTTCAGCTGGCCTGCCAGTGTGCTCAGCCGCACGCTGGGGCCAACGGGCGACTTTGTGGGCAACAGGCCCATCCTGCTGGACGACGCGACGTACTTCCGCGACCCCGGCACGAACGTCAGCTTCGGCATCAAGCTGATCAACCAGCAGCAGTACGACGGTATCGCGGTCAAGACGGTGACCTCGACGTACCCGCAGGTGCTGTGGGTCAACATGACCTACCCCAACATTGAGATGTACATCTACCCGGTGCCCACGCGGCTGCTGGAGTGGCATTTCGTCTCGGTGCAAGAGTTGACGCAGCCGGCCACGCTGTCTACGGTGTTGTCGTTTCCGCCAGGCTACCTGCGGGCGTTTGTCTACAACTTGGCGATGGAGATCGCGCCTGAGTTTGGTGTCGAGCCCCCGCCGCAGGTGGTGCGGATTGCCATGACGTCCAAGCGCAACCTGAAGCGCATCAACAATCCGGATGACATCATGAGCTTACCGTACTCGCTGGTGGCGACGCGCCAGCGGTTCAACATCTACGCCGGCAACTACTAAGCCATGAAGACGCCGATCCTCGGGTCTAGCTATGTGGCCCGCAGCGTCAATGCTGCGGACAACCGCATGGTGAATTTGTTTGCCGAGATCATCCCCGAGGCCGGCAAAGAACCTGCGTTCCTGCAACGCTGCCCTGGCCTGCGTCTGCTGGCCACAGTTGGCAGCGGCCCGATCCGAGGGTTGTGGCAGTTTGGCGGTTACGGTTACGCGGTCAGTGGCACCTCGTTGTACAAGATCACGTCTAGCTGGACGGCTACGCTGCTTGGTACTGTAACGGGCACTGGCCCTGTCAGCATGTCTGACAACGGCACGCAACTGTTTGTGGCGGCCAACGGTCCGAGCTACATCTACAACGCCAGCACCGGCGTGTTTGCGTCAATCACAGACCCCGACTTCCCCGGCGCGGTGACGGTTGGCTACCTTGACGGATATTTTGTTTTCAACGAACCCAACAGCCAGCGCGTATGGGTCACCAGTCTGCTGGATGGCGCCTCGGTAGATCCGCTGGACTTTGCGAGCGCAGAGGGCTCTCCAGACGGTTTGGTGAGCCTGATCGTTGATCACCGAGAGGCGTGGCTGTTTGGCACCAACTCGGTTGAGGTTTGGTACGACACTGGCGGGTCTGATTTTCCGCTGCAACGCATCCAAGGCGCGTTCAACGAGATCGGCTGCGCGGCAGCGTACTCGGTGGCCAAACTCGACAACGGGCTGTTTTGGCTGGGTTCTGACGCTCGGGGACGTGGCATCGTCTACCGTGCCAACGGCTACACCGGCCAGCGCATCAGCACCCACGCGGTCGAGTGGCAGATCCAGCAGTACGGCGACCTGTCGGACGCTATTGGCTACACCTACCAGCAGGACGGCCACGCCTTCTATGTACTAATCTTTCCGGGCGCTAACACTACTTGGGTGTTTGACGTATCGACCGGCGCCTGGCATGAGCGTGCCGGCTGGAGCAACGGCGCGTTTACCCGGCACCGCAGCAACTGCCAGATGAACTTTGGCGACGAGATCGTTGTTGGCGATTACGAGAACGGCAACATCTACGCCTTCGACCAAGACGTCTACGCAGACAACGGCAGCATTCAAAAATGGCTGCGGTCGTGGCGGGCGCTGCCTACTGGGCAGAACAATCTGAAGCGCACGGCACACCATACGCTGCAACTCGACTGCGAGTCGGGCGTGGGGCTGAACGGTATTGACCCGCTTGATCCAGAGCCGCCTATTGACGACACCCTTGACCTGAACTTTGTGTTGCAGCAGTACGAGGTGTACGAAACGCCTGTGACGACTGTAGGGGTTAACCCGAAAGTCATGCTGCGTTGGTCGGATGACGGCGGCCACACTTGGTCAAACGAGCATTGGTCTGAGATGGGCCGCATTGGTCAGTACGGGCACCGCGTGTTCTGGCGTCGTTTGGGCATGACGATGAAGCTGCGCGACCGCGTGTACGAGGTCAGCGGCACGGACCCTGTGAAGATCGCTATCATGGGCGCCGAA